GAGAATTACCTAGATCGATAGAAGTTATTTGTGAAGAAGATTTAGTTGATAAAGTTAAACCAAGGAATTCAAGTCAATTAAGTATTTAAATATATTTCTAGTCAAGGAACAAATAATACATAACTGAAAGAATTGTTTTAATTGTGATAGATTTAAATTCTATAACTAATGATATAAGTCAACCTCAATTATCAGGTAGTGATATATCAAATATAAAAAAACTAAATAAAATCTTTGATAAAAAGACTTCATTTACAGATACATTGACTGAATTTAGTCAGATATCTAAAGATTATGAAGAGCTTAATAATGATATTATATTCAAAAAATATTCATCGCCTGATTTTGATAAATGCACAAAGGAGGAACAGGAGGATTTTATAAATGAACAAGCACAGTTTATAGAATGTCTTGTTATAAACAGTATATATGATCATCAGGGTATGGTATGGGGATGGCATGAGATTTTCTATTTCATGCGAGATCCTGAATATGCGAATACTCCGAAGATTAACCGGCGTATGATGTTTACCAAGTCAGATACGATACGACCTACTGGAGATAATGCATTTGATACATGGAATGGATTTCAGGTTATTGACCTTGATATTAAAGATGAAAAGCTTGCTAAGGCATTAAAGCCCATTATATTTAATGAGTTATGTCAGCATCATTGGTTCTTAGGTATCTGTCTGTCAGCTTCTGGTAACTCATTACATGTATGGACGAAGATTAAGCCTATTGGTGATACGTTTGATCATAAGAAGACAGAATATTATTGTAATTTCCGTCATAAGTATTCATATATCTATACAGTCTTATATAGTCATATGGAAGAGCTCGGATATACGAAAGATGATATTCTGAATAAATGGCTGGATATGGCAATGGCCAAGCCTCAGCAGGGTTCTTTTATTTCCTCTGATGCACATGCTATTATGAACACAAATTTTACGGATGCACGGCTTGATGTTAATTTTGAGACAGCATATATATCAGGAGTATCTTCTATCAACTGGATCTCTCATCCTGACTTGAAAGAGATATTCAGTAAGCTTAATTGGTTCGGTGAGTCATCAGAAGATTCAAGTATAAATCTTAATGATATTGAGAAAGCTGATATGAATATTAATATAACAGCTCCGCGACATTATAAGCATATTCATAGATGGCAGCTCGCAAATACTCTCACATCGCTATACGGACCCGATAAGGCACTTTCTTTACTGACTAAGATATGTAAAGGCACACCTTATTCGGAGCTGGCAGGGGACGTTAAAACAGCCTCTATTCACAACAAACCGATATCTAAGTGGGCGGTACAGGAACTCAATCGTCAGCATAGGTTTAATATCAAGGTAAAAGTTACGGAGGATAAGACTTCTGAGCTTATAGACAAGATTGAAAATGCCATTAATACTGACAATACGATTGATCCTATAAAGATATTAAATGATAATGTAGATACTGTACATCTTCATTTGAATGCAGATCAATACTTGTCACATATAAAAGATGATATTATAGAAAATCTTGGACATATTACATTACTGGAAGCTGGAGCAGGATATGGTAAGACAGAGATGATTAAGTCATTATCAGCAAAGACATTATTGATTATGCCCTTTGTGTCGACTATTAAGTCCAAAGTAGAGTCATCTGAGGTTACCAAAGACTGGTTGATGTTTCATAGCGGCAAGAAACCTACACTTGCTGATTTGCTTGGTAACAATAATATAACGATGACTATTGACAAATTCGCGGCATTGAATGTATATGAGCTTAATCAGGCGAACTTTAAATATATAGTTATCGATGAGTCTCATTTGTTGTTTACGTCTAAGTTCCGTCAAGTCATGTCGCCATGTATTCAACGTCTTGCAAACTGTAAGGCTAAAGTGATTATGATGTCCGGAACACCTACAGGAGAATTGTTGTTCTTTCCGAATATCCGTCATATCAAAGTAAATAAAGATGATAACCGTATCAAGAAGTTTACGACACATTTTGTACCGAGGGATATCGAGAAGACATATGAGATAACATGCGCCATCGCCAAAGATATTATAGACGGACGTAAGGTATTATTCCCGACTAATAAAGGTAACTTGTTCTTTGAACAGATGACCGGTATGATTCAGCAGATTATAACTGAGAAATTTAAGAGTCCGCACAGTCTGAAGGCTTTCTATTATAAGAAGTCAAATACGGGAAATGAATATATGGATTCTATTAATATTGATAAATCTATCGGCGATAATGATATCATATTCTGTACAAGTTATCTTTCCGTAGGTGTCGATATATGTGACAGATACAGGTTCTCAGTATATTTTGATGAGTTCTTTATGCCGCAGGAAATTGAGCAGTTCGCGAATCGGTTAAGAAATAATAACCTGTATATTCACTTGTATGCAGAAACAGAAGACGCTACTGGACTTCCTATTGACTATACAAAAATTCAGAAGCTTGACTTAGGCCTTGATGATAATGAGGTAATATTTGTACATGATATGGCCCAAATGTGTAATGATGTTATATGGAGAAATAAAGAAGAATCAAAACATAACTCTTTTGTCGCTGCGGCATTGAATGGCGCCAAATATTTCAAATATGATGAAAATGACTGTCAGTATTATATAGATGAGACAGGATATAAACTTATATTATTTGAAGACCGTTATTCAGAATATGTAAAGCAGTTACCGGTCATTCAAGAAAGTATGCGATATTACGGTTATGATGTAGATATTGTAAAACATACACAAAGAATCTCAGATGATATGATTATAGACATTGACGCATATTTTAAGTCATGCAGAAATAAGCGATATAATTATACGACTACACAGACCTTACTGTTACTGGATCATATCACAGATGATAATATTGATATGTATAAAGACTTGCTCAGAGGATCATATGAGATATTTAAGGATGATAAATTTGAGGTAGATCGTCTTGAGAATAACTTGTATTGTAATGATATCGAGATTATGGAAAAGAATATTCCTATCGTACTCGGATTATATAAGTTTTATGACTGTGATACGATTAAGGAGATTTTCCAATATTGTATAGAGTCAAAACAGAACAGGATAAACTACTCAAAGCTTAACAGAATTCGTAAGTTCGTGAATATAGAATATAACAGAAAAAAGAAACGTCTGGATTTCCCCGTGCTTCATTTTATGAGTCAGGCAAGGGCATGGGCAAATGATAACCCGGTAACGACTGTAGACGAGATTTCTAAATGGCAAGGATATTATGCGATTAAATATGCGAATTCTATACCGAATGTTGTTGTAGATGATGTTAAATTCCTGGAGGAGATATATGATATTGTCAAGGAGTTATGGAATGTTATAATCATACAGTCACATCCTAAGAAAGGAAATGTAACATTAAAGCCGTTTGAACTGTTATGGACAAGAAAGACTTCTATGAATGATATATACGGAGGATCCAAATATACAAAAGAATTCTTCTTACAAGAGTTGATTAATAATATGTCTGATAATATAGAAGAATCAGAAGAAGAGAAAGACGAGGAAGTGAATGTTACAGAAGACCTTCAGTTGACGCATAAGTTAAAACTCTCAGATATCCAGGCCGAGATACCTAATATCATACATTCGACATTTGATTATAATATATACTCAAAAGAAGATAACTCTAATAACAGGTTTATGAGAAAACAATTTAACACTAATGTATTAAGAGAGAATATGTATGGTAATACATCATATGAGAATATTAAAGAAGATCATGATAATGATGAGCTTAATCTGTTTAATGAAAGAAGTTAAGGATTTACATCCTTAACTTCCGGTAATTCCATATTTATCTCAAAATATTCAGGATCATCTTCAAAGGATATACCTGCTTTCTTCATTAATTCAGACATTTGTTTATATATAATTGAATGAACAAACGGAGCATTTGATATCCATATACCTAAATCTTTATTTCTTGTTGGTTCTTCTGAATGTATAGATAATGTATTATCAACATTAATTGCACACCATATCTTAATTATTCTTGTCATAGCTTCCAAGTAATAGGGTTTTCTTTATGTTTAGAAATATAATTATA